AGTAACATTATCAGTTGTAGCTACAGCTTGTCCTATAGCAACACTAGGAGTAGAACCTTCACCAGTTCCACCTGTTACTGTTACACCAGTTCCACCTGACATAGATTCAACATAATCACCAGTTGTATCAGTTCCTAAAGTAATAGAATTAATTTGTACTACTGTATCTATATCAACATTAGTACTACCATCAAAAGATACTGAACCTACTACATCTCCTGATAAAGATATAGTTCTTGCTGTACTTAAAATATCAGCAGAATCAGCATTACCTGTTAAATCACCAGTTACATTACCTGTAACATTACCTGTTAAGTTACCAGTAACATCTCCTGTTAAGTCACCTGTAAAAGTATTAGATGCAGTGATACTGACACCTGTAGTAATCCATGCATTATCAGCAGCGTTTCTTATCTTTAATACACTGCTAGATGTATCTACCCATAATTGATGAGCAAATGTAGTTGATGGTTCTGTTGCTCCACTATTAACAGTTGCAATAGCTAATAAAGCATTGTTTAAATCTGCTCTAAAGTCTGCACCTGATTGGTTTGCTATGTTGTAATCGTGTTGTGCCATAATAAAATCCTATTTTATATATCTTAAATCATTCAGGGGTACTTGGAAATATAACATCAGCAATATTATTGACTGACTGATGTGTAGATGGTAAATCTCTTAATTCCTGTCTATATGTTGCCCATTCTTGTTTCTTAGAATCAGATAAAGGACAGTCATTTACTTGAGTCCAATCTGATTGTTTTAATAATTCGTTTCTTTTGTTTCTTAATATTTCTAATACATTATCAGTTCTTATAACTGCTTCACCATCAATTATCTTATATTCATTGGGTTGATAATCACCTTCTATAATACCTTGTCCATCTTCTAATAACATTTCATGCATTTCTGCAACTGTTGAACATGAGTATTCTATTTCGCCTGTTTCTAAATTGTATATAGTAAAAATATTCATTATTGTGTGTTATCCATCATTACATTAAGTGAAAGTTGAGTATGATTGTAACTTCCTGAGAAATATATTCTCCAATAAACAGTTGATTGAGTTCCTGATAATGTAGTTATTTGTCCTGTATAAACATAAGTATATCCTCTATAAGTTCCAGCACTCCAAGAAATATTAGTATTACCACTTGCATTAACCCATGTAGAATTATTTAAAGAATATTGAACCCTACCGCCACTGACATCACCAAGCACTCCTGAAAAAATAGCTACATAAGTAGCATTGTTTCTAACTTGAGTAATAGTGACTGGTATAAAAGAAGCATTACTTCCTGTATATGGTGATGTTCTTTGTACATACGCTTGACCATCTCTTGATAGGGGTACAAAAGTTTCAGTAGTTAAATGACTCTTAATATCTGTACTAACATCATCAAAATGTTTTACATTCAAAGTATTAGTATTAATTAAACCTGAATCTAATGTTCCTGTTGTAATACTATTAGCACTTAGATTAGAAACCTTTGCATCAGTAACAGCATCATCTGCTATTTGTGTTGTGTCTATACCACCTGATTTTACAATTAAATTACCACTTCCATCAGTATCAATGGTGACATCATCTATTTGTAATAAATCTGCATTTAAACTACCAGTTGTTATGTTATCTGCATTTAAATTAGTAACTGCTACATTTGTTGCATTTAACGTTCCTGTCGTTATGTCGTTTGCAGATATAATTCCAAATACACCTGATGCAGAAGTTAAAGTTCCTGTTGCTATTTGATTTGCTGTAATAGTATTTGAAGCTATTTGACTTGCTGTTATTGTATTAGCAGCTATTTGTCCTGCTGTAATAGTATTACTCGCTATTTGTGCTGCTGTTATTGTACTTGCTGCTATTTCTGATGCAGTGATAGTATTAGCTACTATTTCTGTAGCTGTTACTGAGTTGGCTGCAATACTATCTTGATTTACAGCATCAGTAGCTATCAAAGCATTGGTTACAGCATCATCAACAATCTTAGCTGTAGTAATAGCATCATCATTTATTAAAACTGTTGTGATAGCATTGTTGGCTATTTGTGAAGTGCCAACACCACCGCTTTTAATTATTAAATTACCATTAATATCAGTATCTAAAGTTATATTATCTATTTGTATTAAATCTGCATTTAAAGTACCTGTACTTATATTATCTGCATTTATATTAGTAACATTTACAACAGAGCCATTAATAGTTCCTGTAGTAATAACACCACCACTAATTGAAGTTACGTTTGAATTAACTTGAGTACCATCTATAAAAGCAGAATCGTTTGTTAAATCTGAAATATTGTCACCCTGAACAACAATATTACCAGCAGTGATAATAGTTGAAGCTGATACTGCTCCTGTAGCTCCTGCAACTGATTGTACTGGTGCTGCTGAAGCTGCTCCTGCTGTATCTACATAACCAGCATTGTTAGTTAAGTCTGTAACATTATCTCCACTAACTATAATACTTCCTGTAGATATAATGTCATTAACATTTAATCTAGCAGTAGCTACAGTACCTGAAGTTATATTATCTGCATCTAAGTTAGTAACTGTAATAACTGAAGCATCAATAGTTCCTGCTGTAATTTTATTTGCTGTTATAGAATTTATCTTTGCATCAGTAACACTACCATCTAATATCTTATTAGTAACAATCGCATCATCTTGTATATCAGCAGTAGCAGTAGGAGCATCACCTATGGTAAAAGTTAAAGTAGCAGCAGATGATTCTGTGCCTAATGTGTTTAAAGAAGTTACACTAGCAACATAATTAGCATTGACTGGTAAAAAGTTTAAATCACAATTCTCTACATCTACTATTCTATTTATTACTTGATTGCCTGAATTATCTACAACATTAACCCTATATTGATAATCAGGAAAATCAGTTGGTTCATCCCATGATAAAAATGGTCTGCCTGTAGAACTTGAATCAGTATCAGTAAAAGTAATATTAGTTGGAGGTTTAACTGCATAAGCAGAAGGCAAGTTAGCTAATTCTTCTACTGGTTCTTGAGGTGGTACTTCCCATGTATAAACATCAAAGTATTCTATTAAGCTAACTGCAACTAAACCATTAGGTTGTAATTCTAATGCTTCAACTCTACAAACTTTACCTGAGAATCCTAAACCTGCATAAGTTAAATCTACTATATCTCCTACATTTAATTTATACATCTCAGGAGTTCCTAAGAACTGCATAGTAGTTTGATTTCTGCTTCTAGTTAAGATTGCCTTACCCATGTTGTAAGCTATGTAGGGGTCGCTTATATAAGGAAACTCAGCTTTAATTTCTAATATTTCATCACCATCATCTGAATAATATTCAGGACTTGCATCATGTAAAACTGTAGCTGTATCTAATTCGTATTTCTTATTAGCATTGAAGAACTCAACTATGACTTTATTTGCTTTTTTGTCTTTATTGCCATAATCAACTGATATACCAGCATCAGCAATAATATGATTATCATTAATACTAAATGATGAAGTGCCTGTATCTTCTATTGATAATTCGTATTGACCATTAATATAAAGAAAGATACCTCTCATATTGCTAAGAAGTTCTTTAGCATTTTCCATTACATTTTTATTAGTATCTAAATAACCATTACAATGAAATCTTTTTACTTTTAATAATGAAGTACCTGTTTGTGGTGAATAGGTAGAGCCTAATGTTCCATTAAAGAATATTCTAAAATTTTCTGTTGAGCCAAAATAGTTTGTTCTTTGTATGTCTTTAATTTCAAGACCATCTAATACATTGTTACCATTAGCATCAAACAAATCTATTAATTCAGCTATTTTATTCTGATACCATTCTTCATTAGCAGATGAACCACCAATAGTAATAAAATCATCTCCAGCAGTACCACTCCACGTTAGTGATTTGGCTGTTCCGTTAAAGTAGGGCTGGTCAACTTGGGTTTCACATACAGTAGCAGCAGCACCAAAAGTGGTCATGTTTATTTGTGATGTTGTTAAACCCTTACCATATTCATCATTAGTTATGTAATCTAAAAAACATAAAGCTGGGTTATCACCAATAACCTTACCAGTGCTATCTGTAAAAGCTGTTTCACCACTTCTAGGGTCATAAACTTTTTTCCCTCTAACCTGAACTGTTAATTGTGGAATACCTGAGAACATTCCTTCTTTGTCATATTTATAATGTGCTGCTATATAAGCAACACCATTTAATTTATGTGCTGTAGTCCAATTAGGCATAGATGCAACAAGCATTGGGTCTGCTGTTTGTGAAGAAGCACCATGATGTAAATTTAATGTGATTCTGTATCTTGACGTGGGACTTGTGCCAAACTGACCAGCACCAGCACTAATTGTAGAACCAACTTGTGAAACTGTATTTAATGAACCTGAGCCTGAACTTATTTTATCTGAACCTATGTAACTTCCATATTTAAACCTAGCAGAATCAGTTAAAGGATTTCCATCTAACTCTATTGTTCTTCCAAGTATTTCATCACATTCACCAACTGATAATGCATAAACTACAAATAAATGTCTTGAATCGTTATTTGACACGTCCATGTAAAGAATCTGTGCACCTACCCTTCTTGTGCCATATACAACAGGAATCTTACCACCAGCAGCAGTCTTATTAGCTAAAATAGCTTGTGATTGTGCAAGCATATCTTGAGCCTGTCTATAACCTTTAACACCTACAGCTAAAGTAGCTATAAAAGCAGCAGC